ACTATTTTCCTCCTATCAACGTATGGAATAGTACACACCATAACGCTATTCCAGATAACGTAAACTATATTAATATACCAAAAAGTCAGCAGCGAGACTATGATACTACCTCTAAAGGAGGAGCTATCAGGAGAGTAAGCGACGAGGGTACTAATATAGATTTAGGAGTAACTTTCAAAGAGAGCAATAAAATATATCCCCTCATACCTTATGAAGGAGATTTGATATTTGAGAGCAGATTTGGTAGTTCATTGAGGTTTTCTAGTACTATAAAAGGCAGTAATAATTTTTGGAAGGGTAAACCAGGCCCCATTACCGTACTATCAAATGGCCATAACCCCAGTCTCAATCAAGCGGGATGGTTACCGGTTTCAGAAAGCATTGATAACGATCAAACTACCCTAGTTTTATCAAGCAATCAAGTACTATCCTACTCCCTTCCGGTTGTAGGTACCGGATTACAAAAGCTTAAAGTTGAAGGAATTAACTCATTCTCTCAACCGCAACTAGTCTTAAGTTCCGATAGAATAGTTTTAAATGCAAAGAACGAAAGCCTAATAGCAAGTGCTAGAAACTCTATAAACCTAAGCTCTACAAAAGTATCAGTAGAGGCGAACGAGACTTTTTTTGTAAACGGCAGTGAGATTTTCCTAGGTTTAGATAATGAAAAGTACCCAACCGAACCAGTCATACTTGGTAAAGAATTTTTAGATGATTTTCAAAAACTTCTTAATCAGATTGATAACCTAGCATCTAAATTTGAAACTTTTATAGCCCTACCGGCAGGAAGTCCATACACAGGCATATCAACAGCCGCTATAAAGCTTAGAATTACAACCAGTAAGATCGATAAGAGATTAAAAGGAGACTTGTATAAATCTAAAAAAGTATTTGTAAGTCGATGAGCATAGGTTCAATCATATTAATAATTTTAAGACGGCAACTTCAACTTGAAGATAGGCTTCTAATAGCTATTGATACTGAGATTAATAAGTTTAAGGATAGCTGCCCCCCTAAGGAGGTACTATTAAAGACCATTGAGATAAAAAATAATATTAACTCCGGACTAAGTAATCTTCAGAACGCTATAAAGAGTATTTCACTAACTGGGATTACTAACGAAGCTAGTGTAAGAGCAATAGAATTATTAATTGAGTTAACAGAATCCCTTCCTGTACCTAACCAAACAACCACCCTAGGTACTACTAATACTTTTGCTGTAAAATTAATAGACCTGAAGGAAGACCTTAAAGAAAAAAAAGGTCTTAACGTAGGCTTAGGTCAAATTTTAACAGCCTTAGGAGGAGTAATATCATCAGTACAGGCAAAAATCGATATATTAGATCAAGGAATACTTCAATGTACTGAAGAAACAGATATTGCTTTTCAAGCTACAAATAATACTATAAACGATTTAACTGAAAATACTACTGAACAACTCTTTAATAGTTCGGTATTTTATAAAGGGTTAAGCCTTGAGATAGTCTTTGATGAGCAAAACTTTACTACTTTAAAAAAGCGTTTTGGAAGAGCGACTGACCCAAGAGGCGTGGTAAAGTTTAAAACTAACGTAACTTTCTCAACCGATAGTAATATTATTATCGAGGAATTAAAACTTTTAATTGATAATCAAGTATAATTTTTAGAATCAAAAATATATATAATTATGAAGCCAAGCGAATTTAAAACCTTAATCAAAGAAGCAGTAAGGGAAGCTATCCAAGAAGAGTTGAAAGACATTCTACTTGAAGCAGTAAGGGGTAACAGAAACACCATTTCTGAAGTTCAATATAGAGCTCCTATTTCACAACACCAACCCACTACTCCGAACCTAGCTCCAGCACATCACCCTAGATCTACCAACGTAGAAATACCTAGTAGATTAGCCGCTACTCCCTTACAGGAAATGCTAGCACAAACTAGAGCTAGTATGAACTCTTCTGAATACAAAACCATTCTAGACATCGACTCGGGTAACGCACCAGGTATGAGTAATGTAGATCTAATGAACGGAAAATTGCCCGAAGGCGAAGTTTCAATGAATACAATTATGAAGCTTGTAGGTAGGAAATAATGGCATATCAAGTTAAACAAATTAGCCCACTAGACCTAAAACCTTCAGTAGGGGTTGGGGTAAATATACCTTTCTCAGGAAAGGCGGTATTTAATATCACCTATACAACTAAAGAAGCAATACGTGCTAATATAATTAACTTCTTACTAACCAATCAAAACGAAAGAGTATTTAATAATAATTTTGGTGCAAATATAAGAGCATTTATTTTCGAGATGATTAGTAATTCGTCATTAGATGGATTACAAAAGAGATTAAGCGATTTACTAGTTCAGTATTTCCCCAATCTCACTATCTCAACACTTACGGTAAGTGGAGACCCTGATTCAAACTCAGTGTATATAAACCTTGGTTACGCTATAAAATCCTATGCAATAGAAGACAACTTCACAATAGCAGTAACAAATGGCTGAGAAAAGAGATATAAAATACGTAAATAGGGAATTCGAAAGCTTCAGACAGGGGCTTATTGAGTATACTAAAACCTACTTCCCTACTACCTACAACGACTTTACCCCAGCATCACCGGGTATGATGTTTATGGAGATGTCTGCTTATGTAGGAGACGTCCTGTCGTTTTACTTGGATAATCAGATTCAAGAAACCTTCCTACAATATGCCCGACAGCAGGAAAATATATACAGTCTAGCCTATACAATGGGCTATAGACCTAAAGCAAGCTCAGCAGCCATCGCTACCCTTACCTTCTATCAACTCATACCCGCTACTGTTAGCTCTAGCGTAACCATTCCTGATTTCAGATTTACCCTAAACGTACCTCCTAACACTCAAGTAGCTTCAGCTATAAACCCTAACGCAACGTTTCTTGTAAGAGATAGGGTAGACTTTAGCTTTTCTTCTTCTGAAGATCCAACAAACCTTAGCGTATATCAGGTAAACTCAACTACTGGACAACCTGAATTCTATCTTTTAGAGAAAACTAGAGAAGCAATATCAGCAACTACAACTACATTTTCTGCTTCATTTGGTGCAAGTCAAAAGTTCTCAACTATAACTATCTCAGATACAAACATATTAGGGATACTAGACGCAACTGATTCTAGTGGTAACACTTGGTACGAGGTTCCTTACCTAGCTCAAGAAATGATCTTTGATGAAGTAAAAAATACTAACACTAACGACCCTAATTTCTCATCAGGAACTGATGCTAGATTTTTGCTTAAATTAACCAAGCAACCTAGAAGATTTGTAACTAGATTTAAAGACTCAAGCAATCTAGAGGTTCAGTTTGGTGCTGGAACTGTAGGTAGCACTCCGGAAAACATAGTACCAAATCCTGAAAACGTTGGATTAGGTCTACCGTACAAGAAAGAAAAGCTTACTACTGCTTTTGCTCCTTCTAATTTTTTATTCTCTAGTACCTATGGAATAGCCCCCTCTAATACTACTCTAAGTATTAGGTACTTGAAAGGTGGCGGAGCAGTAGCTAACGTAGCAGCTAATGAACTAACTACAATTACGACAGGGGGAACTTTGTTTAATAACTCAGGACTACCAGCAGGAGCGGGTACCGATGCTATATTTAATTCCTTAGCAGTAAATAATCTTGCAGCAGCAACTGGAGGAGGAGATGGAGATAGCTTAGAAGATATAAGACTTAACTCAATGGCTGCATTTGCCTCTCAGTTAAGATCAGTAACAAAGGAGGATTATCTAGTCCGAGCATTAAGTATGCCTGCGGACTATGGAACAGTAGCTAAAGTTTATGCTCAACCTACTATGCGATCGGATGTTAGTACTGGGGAAACCCCAAGCACCCTTGATCTCTTTATCTTATCTTACGATAGTATAAAGAACTTAAGAACGGCAAGCTCTGCTATTAAAAACAATCTAAGGACCTACCTCACACAGTATAGAATGCTTAATGATTCAGTAAGGATTAAAGATGCATTTATTATAAACATTAGCGTAAACTTTGATATCATAACTCTACCAAACTTTAATAACAATCAAGTAATTCTAGAGTGCATAAATCAAGTGCAAGGTTTCTTCAATATCGATAACTGGCAGATAAACCAACCTATCATACTGAGAGAGCTTTACGCTCTCCTAGATTCAGTTAAAGGAGTACAGACGGTAAAAAATATTGAAATTCTTAACAAAGCAGGAACCGCTAATGGTTATTCAGTTAACGCTTATGATATTAAAGGAGGTACGTTAAACAATATTATATACCCTTCTTTAGATCCAAGTATTTTTGAAGTTAAGTTTTTGGAGTCCGATATTCAAGGAAGAGTAGTAAATCTCTAGCATGTCACAAATTAACATTGACCTAGTACGCGAGCAGTTTAGTAAAGCGGCATTTAGTAAGGTAGTTGATACTAAAATTACTAAATTAGTAACTACTGAAGTAACCACTGTTGAACCTACTACTGAAAACATTCAGCTATTCTTTCAAGCCTACGATACCCTTTTCACTGCAATACCGAAATTTGGAGCTACTAATTCTCATGAATACCTAGTTCAGCAATCAGGGAATTATATCGACGCTAACAACCAACAAGAAGAAATTGCTCTTTTATTAGAAGAAATCAATAGTCTGAGAAACGAATTACTTGAGTCAAATAGAACAAACCTAGAATTAGAAAGCAAACTAACCAATGGATAATATAACGGTAGTAGATCTAGGAACTGGAGGAGAACTCAACTCTCAAGATATTAACATTCTGGAGGGCTCATTCTCTACCTCCTTATTTACCCCAGGTAGAGATAAGGTAGAGATTACTATAACCAGCCTCAATGAAGAGCTTCTAATTAGCGATCCAGAGTTTATCCTCTACTCGGTAGAAAACGATCCCTCTCTACAAAATACAAGCCAGATATCGACGGTAAGTATTGATGTACAAAGAGTCTTAGATTATTACGAATTCGATAGAGGAATTTTAAACTTAAAGTTTGACTTTTATACCCCCCTATTCTTTACTAGTGAAAATAATAAGTTCTATATCTCTGAGATATCAACAGATAGAACTGAAGCTAGATTAGATAGTCTATCTCTAGACGATCCTACAGTACTAAAGAGCGTTCAAGATTTTATCGATGAGATAAATACTAGCGCTACTATAGTCTACTTCTACTTAAACTTCGGAGGAAACGAACTTATTCCTGCAGTTAACCTTATACTAGATAACGGCTCTATTGTTGTTAAGTTATACGAAACTCTACCGGCCGAGTATGAGTTAAAGAATACTTTCTTCTTAACTCAAAAGATAGCTGAACCGGTTAATTATCAAGTAACAATCTCTGATACCGTAGTTGACGATCTAGAACCTGTTTTCAATCTAAAAGGACCTAACCTTAATTTAGATATTAAAAACCAGATAGGAGTAACAAGTAACTACTTCAACGCAAGCAACTTACTAGCAACTACTCTAACAAGCTCATTCTCGCAATTAAGCTCACTGTTGGTTGATAAAGGAGTAGAGGTAAATATAGATTACACCGACTACTCAAACTTTGTACATTATTCTTCAGCAAGACAGAGAGTCTTAAACTTCTATCAGAAGGTTTCGTTGCTTGAAGACTACCAAAACGAACTAGGACGGACGGTCTTTAATGTTACAGGAAGCACTTCGTCTTCTTTATTTGTTAGTCAATCTAAGGTAATTATTCAAAATAAGATTAATGAGATTAAGACTAATCTAGATGGTTACGAATATTTTCTCTACTACGAAAGCGGATCAAAAGCATGGCCAAAAACAACCTCTACCCAACCCTACACTCTCGCCGGTACAGGAAGTGCTGCGGTAATCAGCTGGATAGGAAGCTCCAATTCAGCATCACCAGCATATGGAGGGCAGCTATACACCGGATCTTTATACGACGAACTAAACAAGGATAACTTACTTTTTACCGTACCTGAGTACCTGAGAGAAGATAGTGCTAACCTACCCTACGAGCTGTTTATTAGCATGATAGGTCAGCATTTTGATAATCTATGGATATATTCAAAAGGAATTACCGACAGATTAGATTCAGATAACAGACCTGACTTCGGAGCTCCTAAAGCTTTGATGGGTGATATTTTAAGATCATTTGGACTTAAAGTTTATACCAATCAATTCTCAGGCGATGATCTATATTCTTCATTAACGGGTTTTTCAATTTCAGGTTCAGGAACACCCAGCACAGGTAGTGAAAAAATTACTTCCTACGTTACTGCTTCAACCTTTATCCCTGCAAGTGATATAACAGTTGAAGTTTATAAGAGACTATACCACAATCTACCTTATCTCCTTAAGAAAAAAGGAACGGTAGAAGGAGTAAGAGCTCTAATCAATATTTACGGAATACCAGATACTATCCTTAGAATCAATGAGTTCGGAGGAAAAGATAAGGTAAATACTAACGATTTTGATAATTACCAGCAAGTCTATAACCTAGCATATTTTACAGAAGATAGCGGCTTTGTAAACTCACCCTTTATAACCCCTTCATGGAACAGTACTAACGTACCAAATACAGTATCGGTAAGATTTAAACCCGTTAACAGCAATAGCCTTCTTACACAACGCTCCCAATCTCTATGGGATGTAGAAACCTCTAGCACTCCTACTCTAGGTTTAGTTTTAGAGTACTCAGGAACAGGTAATATATCAGGAAGCTTTAGCGGATCCATAGCAACGACGGGCTCTGAATTCACGACCCTTAAGTTCTATGCAAATTCAACTACTTCAGCTAGTATAAACTTACCTATAAATAACGGTGAATGGTGGACAGCAGTAGTATCAAAAGTAGGAACAACCTGGTATCTATACGCAGGATGCAATCTATACAACGGGTATACTGGAACTCTTCCAGGATTTTATGCTTCAAGTTCAGTTACTGGTAATGATACAGTTTATACAGGTGGAGAGAATATTTTCTTCCCTTCAAATACAAGACAGCAAGTTACACTAGGCGGTAAATTATACAATCCGTTTACCGGTTATTATCAAGAAATAAAGTACTACGGAGTAGGTATTAGCGAAAGCATAGCTAGATCGTTGATTGCTAACCCTTCGTCAATTGAGGGAAATAATATATCATCATCCTACCAGCAATTAGCAGCAAGACTTCCTTTAGGTAGTGAATTATATACCGGATCAATATCCGTTCATCCAGCAGTATCAGGATCGGGAGTTAAACAAAATTCCTTCACTTCCAATAGCAACTTTACCATTACCGCTGGAGAGTGGGTTAATAACGAAGAAACTTTCTTCTTAGAAGAACCTATTGCAGGTATAAAAAACAGAGTCCCTGATAAGATCAGATCAGTGACTCCTACTTTAGTAGACGGGAACACCTTATCAAGCTATATCAGCATTCAAAAAGATAACGATGAAACTGAAACTTATACTCGAGATATAAACTACGTTGAAGTTGCATTCTCACCCACCAATGAGATAAACGACGATATAGTAGCTCAATTGGGTTTCTTTAATATAGGAGAGTTTATCGGAGACCCAAGACATCAGTCAGCATCCTCCTATAACGACCTTACTCCTTTAAGAGAAGATTATTTTAAAAAGTACGTTGATAATTACGATTTTAACGACTACATCAGAATACTAAAGTACTTTGATAATACTTTATTTAAGCTGGTTAAAGATTTTGCTCCTGCTAGATCATCAGTTGCAGCAGGGGTAGTAATAAAGCAGCACATACTGGAGAGAAGTAAGTACCCCGTACCTCAAGTAGGATCAACAGAGCTAGTATATTCTGGCTCAATAGATGTTGGTACCTTTAATGGAGGTGCCGGAGGCTCTGTAAATGCTATTAATGGTCTCACCAATAATAATTACGTTACCCAAAGCTGGGTAGAAGCCATACTTACTCCCGTTGGATTAGTAACTCAAACTGTAACTTCTCAAGAAGAATTCTATACCGGAGAGTATAGTGGAAGCGATATTGCAGCTACTACAGGAGATCTATCAACCAACAATCCCTTTCGATTGGTTGATCAACCTTCTATAAGGTATAACACCACTTTATTTGATGCTAATACCGATAGTTTCCAAGTCTTTCTAGCGGCTAATCCCAGCAGTGGAGGTTGCAATATATTTTTCGATAGAGGAACTTTAGCAGATCCTAAAACACCAATACTACCAGCTTAATATGTCAGCACCAGTTCAATTTGTAGACGGTATAAGGTACTTAAAGTTTAATAAGACCGATCTTGCCGGACGAAATAATGTATTTACACTTAAATCTATTCAAAAGATTAGAATGGGTGTCGGCAGTGGAGCTACATTCATTGACCTAATAGTTACAGGAGTTACTGAACTATCAAACTCAGTTTTAGTTCAAGTAGCTCCCTTTAATCTAAATCCTGTAAATTTAGGATTTCAAGAGAACTTTAATTTCGACCCTTATCTACCTGAGGAATTTACAAACTCCGATTATAACGCTCTACAGAATAATGCGTTTGAAGCTGAAAGAAGTGAAATTCTATCTGAAGCTGATTACAGTATATCACAAATAACAGCTAGCAATATAAACGCCATACTATCAGGTTCAGCACAACTGGCGGAATTTAATGATTACTACTTGAGTTTGAATAGCTTTAAGAACCCTAGATACGACGGGTCAAGATTAGAGGGTGCTGAGTTAAATAAATTTACTCAAGGTGATTCAAGTTACGGAGGAGATCCGGTAATAAATTATACCGATTCAACCTTTGCGTACTTTAATTTTATAGGAGGAACCTCTCCTGAAAGGAACGACACGGTTGCCGCTCACATAGGCTATATTATAGATAGGAACGGAGAAGCTTTAGAACCAGGAGTATCCCAAACCGGGTACTACGATATGCTTAACACCTACAAGACTGGCAATAAGATAGAAGTAGTTCTCGAAGATCCCCAAGCTTTTGACGTTAATATGTCTATTTTAAATGGTATGCAGGAAGTGGTTAGAGCTGGAGCTAGAATTGAACCTATTGTATACTCCCAAACAGGATCTCAACTAGGTAACAGAGCAGGAACCTTGACCTTTGGATCAGATGTAACGGTTAACGAAAACTTTAAAGCATTTGCTGTCTATAGCGGATCATATGTAATAGTAAACCCGAGCGCTACTGCCGTTATTCCGTATAATGACGAAGTCTACGATATACCGTCAGCATTTAATCCAGTCTCGTATGAATATAAGGTCCCCTTTACGAGTTCAACCCTAATAAATATAGTTGCTTCAGCTGTATTACGGAAGAACGGAGGACCTAGTGAAAGAAGAGTAATTTATGAAATAGTCTTACAGAGATCTGGATCTGATACTGGAGGGGGTTTTGTTGATATAGTAAATAAAATACAAGAACTTCCCGCCGACCCTTCTCGGTCTGGGTCAACTACAACGTTAACGGTCTTTGTAGGTACAGGTCCAATAGTCGCTTTATCGGGAAGTTTTTATAGAGCAATTTTAAATGTAGGCAACTTACCCTCATTAGGAGTAAATATACTACCGGGTAGCTTTTTTAAAGTTGATCAATTAATAGAACCTAACATAGCAGTAACAGCTCCGTACTGGATTTCAGGAAGCGCAGTTTATTCACAAAGCTATTACAATATCGACGACAAATACGTTTTAGCTCAAGGAACTTTTAAAAATGCATTAGGATTAAATCAGATTGATATCGCTGGATCTGGGTTTAATACTATAAAATATCCATTTTTAATTCAGGTAGGAGATGAAATCAGGTTTGAGGGTCAAGAGTCAAAGTCACATCTTGTAGTTAAGGTTTATAATCCTGAAGACCCTTTCAACGACTATACTGTCGGCATTCCACCACCTTTTGGAGCTTACGGTAAAGAACCTAATACAGGATTTTTGATACTGGAGGTACAACCAAGTATTTACCCTAATACTAATATTGACAATTTTGTTGTAAGAAGGTATGTAGAAGATAAAAACTTCATTATATTCAAATCACAAAAACCAAGCGGACAAACTTCAGCCGGATTAATTAAGCCTGAATATTTATCACAAGATATACTTGACAATTTTGATCAAATTAACAGAAGATTTAGGTTGCAAACCTTAAGAAACACGTAACGTTTTATATTTATAAAGAAAAATGGGATATTTAAACAACTCAGTACTAACCGTTGATGCAATTCTTACCAAGAAAGGTAGAGAGCTTCTAGCAAAAAACGACGGTACCTTCCGGATTACTCAGTTCGCACTAGCTGATGATGAGATAGATTATACACTCTATAATCCCACGCACCCCTCAGGATCAGCTTTTTACGGAGAAGCAATTGATAATCTACCCTTGCTAGAAGCATTTCCTGATGAAACCCAGATCATGAAATATAAACTAGCAACCCTTCCAAGGGGTACTGCTAAGATACCAGTACTTGATTTAGGATACGCCGCCATTTCTCTTAAGCAGGGAGCTTCTTTAGCAATCACACCTCAAACCCTTAACTATTTGGGAGGGTCATCAGGCTTTGAACCGTCCGGATATACCGCTATTATTTCTGATGTAAGGCTATTTAACACCTTTACAGGAGTAGGGATTAATACTCCTCAAGCTCAAGCTCTAAACACCACTACTACTATTGGTACTAACGTATCTAAGACAGTAGTCGGAACTACATTTAACTTGTCTACAACTACTATCAATACGTTATTTGGTTCAAACACAGCACTTTATGCAACTCTAACAGTAACAGGAAGGGATTCAGGAGCTAGGTTAACCATTCCAATAACTGTAACCAAAGTAAACTAATAAAATATGTCATTTAAGAGACTAGATTCTGAAGATTTCCTAGTAAGTGCTGATTCAGTTACTGCTGCCTTATTTTCTGGAAACATCGCAACCCTAACAACATTCTTCAGCTCATCGGTTCAAGAAGCTGGAGCGTCGGGAGATTACTATTTAAGCGTTTATCAGACAGGATCTGACCAACCCACAGCCGAGAGTCAGTTTGACATTGCCTTTGGTAATAAAAACGGATCAGGATCTTTGTACTTCAACTCATCAGTACCGGGCTTAACTCCTTCAAGAGCTATTTACGGCCAGTATAGAACTCTGGTATACGGTAATGAATTAGCAGAGTTCGTTTTTGGTAACGCCACCGGTTCTTCATTCTACGCTATATCATTAGATAGAAGCAGATACAAGGAGAAACTTCTTGTAGGATCATTCAATCTAAAGCTATCGGGATCCAGTACTGCTTCAATTAATTTAACGGATAATAGCGGAGATACTTCTTCAGTAACATTTACCGATTCAGGTAGAGTCTTCCAGATTGTTAGCGGATCGAACGGTAAGGCATATACCGGAACAGGTTATACAGCAGCATCAGGATCCTACGGACTATTCTTACCAGATATCGGTACCGTCCTTTTAAATGCTCAAGCACTAAATCTATCTGCAGAAAACGGAGGTATAGCTCTATCAACAGGACTATCAGCCAACACTGATGATAACAACAACAGAAAGCTATTTAATGTTATTGCTAGAGGAAAATCATTCAGTCTAAACTCTGAAGAAACTCTTACCTCGGATTATGTATTTATAAGAAGTCGAAACCAGGAGTTTAACTACTCTGAAAACCCTTCTTTTGTTAGCGGATCAACCGGAGAGGTTCTGTACGGTGATTTTATATACAATCCACAGACCTATATAACGACCGTCGGACTATACAATGATACTAACGACCTACTTGCAGTAGCTAAACTATCCAGACCCTTACAGAAGAACTTTACAAAAGAGTTCTTGGTGAGAGTAAAGCTAGACTTCTAATGAATGAGTGCTTACAAACAATTTCTAGCATCAGACGTAATAGTCACTCCGTTTGAGGTAAATAAAAATTTTACTTTCAAGCAGAGTGAATTTTCTGGTATTGGAATTGATAGATTCTTAGGTACTTCAGGATCCTTTATAAGCAATAAAACAGTAACCGGTACTCTAAGTTCTGAGTATCAGGTACTTGTTTATAGCTCAATAAAAGAGCTCTACTACTCCAACTTCTTATCAAGCTCAGTAGGAGATCCTGCTCAAGTAACTACAGTTATTCCGGGAGTAAACAGAGACTCTGATAGGTTAACAGGTCCTAATCAATCAACAGGCTATTATAATTACCTACAAACCTCTCTCTCCCAGTCAAGATTCTTCTCAACAGGATCAGGAGCAGAGGTAGCAGTATTTTCTATCCCTAGCTCTATCTTTGGAACTTTTATTAAACCCGGATCTTTTGTATTTGATTATTCATCTAGCTTTAAAGCATACGATGACCAGGAAGGTAATTTATATAGTTCAGCTAGTTTTGCTTGGACACAAAGCGCAGGTTTATTCAACCAGACCATAACTGCCTCTGCAAGTTCAATAGTTAACCCTAGTGAAATTGGGTTTACTTCCCCCATTACCCTACCTTCAGGCTATACTTTTATATCAGCATCTTGGGCTAGCGGGAGTGTCAATTCCCCTTTTAACGAAATTTCCATTGCCACTTTTGTACCGGTTATAAGTGCTAGTCAGGGTATATCAGTTAGTAGTAATAAATTATCTTCAGATCAGAGTATTATAGATTTTCAAGATAATGCTACACCATTCCCTTCAGATATTTATTTATATTTTCAATCGGGGTCTTTAGTTACCACTAGTGGCAGTATATCAGCTAATCAAAATGTAGGTAATATAATTTATCAACACGGTATTGCGATTTTTACAAATCAAAATTTACCTCTATCAAGCATAACAACGTTAGCTAATACAACATGCTCGTTTCAATCTACAGTTACTATATATGAAACTCAGTATAAATGTACTATATCTGAAAACGAATCGAACTACTCCCTCAACCCCTCCCTCAACGCAGGATTAGACGGACTCCTGAATACCTTTGCAACAGCATCTTTCTTTTCACCCTACATTACAACAGTAGGACTTTATAATGATGAACAGGAACTAGTAGCAGTAGCTAAACTAGCACAACCAGTACCTACTTCTGCAACCACAGATATGAGTATCATCGTAAACTTAGATATGTAATGATCACTCAAGATCCTTGGACCTATAAAGGTAGATTTATAACCCAACTTTTAGATATACCACCTAATACTTTTGGCTTTGTATACCAGATAACTAACAATAAAACCAATAAAAAATATATTGGTAGAAAAGTTTTATATTTTGAAAGAAATAAAAAGCTTACTCAAAAGGAATTAGCTGAACTAACAGGTAAAGGAAGAAAGCCTACTACTAAAAAAGTAGTAACCGAAAGCGATTGGAAGGACTATTTCGGTTCTAATAAAGAATTTATTGAAACAGTAAAGGCTCAAGGTCGAGGTGAATTTAGTAGAGAGATATTGGAGTTTGCTCCTAACAGAAAACTTCTCACCTACTATGAATGTAAGTATATTTTTAAGTTCGGAGCAATTGAACCTAGCAGCCTATACTACAACGATAATATTTTAGGTAAATTTTACAGAAAAGACTTTCCCAATGAAGCTTAAGGATATTATACTAGAGAATAGTAAAGACAAAAAATACTTAGCTCTTGTAAATGCTTTAAGAGAAAAGTATAATACAACTGACTTAGGAGTAGGTAGCTTTGGTGTTGCTTTTGATCTTGGAGAAGGAAAAGCTTTAAAAGTCACTACTGATAGTTATGAGATAGATCATGCTATAAAGCTTAAAGGGCACTCCTCACCTTTTATTATTCCTATTTTAGGGGTAAAAAGATTTAGCGAGTCATTAGGAGTTATTTACACTAAGGTTGCCGATCCTATCTCCGATCAAGAGAAGATTCAGATAAAGGAAATAGAAGAGTCTGCTGAAGATTTTCTAAGCCGAGGAGAAGACAAGGAGCTTAACAAGTTTACTCAAAATATAGAGCTAGTAAAACTCGTTAAAGGCTTAAAATCAGCCTTCAATAGTGTCGGAATATCAGGAGATGAAATCGACTGGTCTCCTGAAAACATAATGAGGTATAAAGGTAATTATGTATTAGTTGACATTTAGAGGTTAGGTTCGTATATTCTTGTATAAGGGTATATAAAATAGTGGAAAATCTCGTCATACTAAATTATCTAGAAAAACTTTTAGGTAAGTCTCATAAAAGAGCTAGAGAGAACTACGCATTTTATTGTAGTTTCTGCAACCACCACAAACCAAAGCTTGAGGTAAACCTTCATACCAATGAAAAGGGAGAGAATCCTTGGGAGTGTTGGGTATGTAATACTAAGGGAAGAACCATTAGATCATTACTTAAGCAACTTAAGATTGATCAAACCATTATCTCTGAGGTTACCAAGCACATTCTAAAGGGAAGTACTGACGCTCATATTTCCTTTAGTCTTGAATTACCTAAAGGGTTTAGACTCTTAAGCGAACCTAGCGGTTCTATTATTATCAACAGAGCTAGAAAGTACCTCTATAATCGAGGGTTAACCGATAACGACTTTATAAAATACAACATAGGATACTGTCCTTCAGGGGAATATGCTGACAGAATTATAGTACCCAGTTATGATGAGAGAGGAACGTTAAACTACTTCGTAGGAAGAAGCGTTAACCCTGATACTTCTTTTAAGTATAAAAACCCAAGCGTTTCAAAAGACGTTATAGGGTTTGAAGCTTTTATAAACTGGGATGTACCTGTTGTACTATGTGAAGGTGTATTTGACGCTATGGCTATAAAACGTAACGCTATACCTTTATTAGGAAAAACAATGAGTCAAAGTTTATTAAGAAAACTTGCTCTAAACAAGGTAAAAGATGTTTATATAGCATTAGATAGAGATGCTCTGAAAAGCGCTCTAACCATTTCAGATCAATTGCTCTCCATGGGTAAGAGGGTTTACCTGGTTGATATGGCTGATAAAGATCCTAGCTCGATGGGATTCAAAGCGTTTACCCAACATATACAAACAGCTGACGAAATAAATTTAAGTAAAATCATGGAATACAAACTATACCAACTATGCTAGTAAAGGGCTCAAATATATTAAAAGAACATAAACTTAAGAATTTAGACTTTCAACCTAAATTACAGCAAATTAACTTTTTAGACCGTCGGGTTTATAAGAGATCTGAGGGGAAGTACTATCCATCAGTTACAAGCATTTTACAGTACATGCCTAAGAATAAGTTTTTTGAGCAATGGATTAAAGATGTAGGGCATAATTCTGATCTCATTATGAGAAAAGCAGGTGAAGAGGGAACCGCCGTTCACAATGCCGTTGAAGATCTCCTTAAGGGAGAAGAAATTACCTGGATGGATGACTTTGGCAACGCCAAATACTCTCTAGAGGTCTGGAATATGATATTAAAAGCCTATGAATTTTTTGAAACCTATAAACCTGAAGTACTCGCATCTGAGCATTTCATTTATTCTGATGAGCATGAGTATGCTGGAACTATTGACCTTATTCTTAAGCTTGATGATTTAATTTGGTTGGTTGATATTAAGACTTCAAACTCCATTCATAAGTCACATGAGTTGCAACTAGCTGCTTATGCAAGAGGGTGGGAAGAAACCACCGGTCAGAAAATAGATAAGACTGGAATATTATGGTTAAAGTCAGCTAAAAGAACACCTTCAAAGAAAGCAGGTTCATACCAAGGTAAAGGTTGGGAGATTATAGAGGCAGATGATACAGATAAGAACTTTGGATTCTTTAAACTTATCTATGAACTGTATAAAATGGACAACCCAACCACCGAGCCTATTTATAATAGCGTACCAACCGCTATAAAACTATCATGAAAAACAAAGATTTAGATGTAAATTTCCACCTAGCTATAGAAAAAGCTATAGCCTCTCTTGACTTTCCACAAGATATACAACATCTATCTGAAATAATTCAAACTAAAGACAACCTCACAAATACCGATAAGGAGTCCCTATATCAACTTAAGGAGCGTCTGCAGGAAATTATACCCAATTCAATGACGGCGGATATTGAGGGGGATAGGATTATAGTTCATTTTATAGACTCAACCACCGAACCTATCGATACCCCTACCGATTATACTCCCTTTATGCGAGCGATTATGGAGTATATGGAAAGCAAGGGAATGAACGTAAAGCCCTTCCCTAAAATTACTCTTCAGGAAGATTTAGAAGAAGGAAAAAAGATACTAGGCAAAACAGCTTACTACGACCCGGAGTTAGAGGAAATAGTGCTTTATACTTCAAACAGGCATCCAAAAGATATACTAAGATCCTTCGCTCATGAGATGATACATCATATTCAGAAGCAAGAAGGTAGGATTGGAAACGGTGAGGTATCAACTACCAACATAAATGAGGATGAGCATTTACGGAAACTAGAGGAAGAAGCATACTTAAAGGGAAATATAGCCTTTAGAGAGTGGACTGATAAAACAACTAAGGCATAAAGTATGGGAGATCTAACTCTTTTACTTTTAACATTAGACGACCTCAAACCCGAGTACAAGCTATATGTAGATATGGACGGAGTACTTTGTGACTTTACCGGGAGATTCGATCACTTTACCGGAATGAGTCCTTCGATCTACAAAGAAAAGTACGGAACTAAAAGATTTTGGCATTTAATCGACGGTCAAATAGGTCTTAAGTTTTGGAGCGATATGAAGTGGACTCCTCAAGGTAAAACTCTATGGAACTTTATTGAACCTTACGACCCTATACTCCTCACATCTCCTTCTGATAACAAAGCAAGTGTTGAGGGTAAATTAGAGTGGGTTGAAAAAAATATACCCGGAACTCCTATTATCTTTAAGCATGCTAAAGAAAAGCATTTAGTAGCCGGGTTAGGATCTATCTTAATAGACGACAGAGAAGATACTATTGAAAGAGTCAATCAAGCAGGAGGGATTGGAATACATCACCCAGAAAACACCCAAGAGATTCAACAAATTATAAATGAATTAGAAAAGTACGGTTATGGCAGACAGCTATCTTAAAAAAGAATTTAAAAGCAGAGACGTAGAAAGAATACGTAATATCGTCAAGAAAGACTTTAACTCTAAATCAGCACCCAGTACCGGGTACTCTAAGGTTTATGTAGAAAGGATCGAAGGCGATGTATGGGAGGATAACGGTGTTACTTGGACTATCAAAAACGGCTTACGGCAAAACGTTACTAAATTAGATGCTGTAAAAAAAGCAGCTAGAGTACCCCTAGCCTGTCCTAAATGTCAGAAAAGGATGAAGCATAGAAATGATCATAAGATGTATAAAATACATACTATGTGCTTTGACTGTGTTATCGACTATGAAGCTCAACTAAGAAAAGCAGGTTTATTTGAATCATATGAAAAAAATATGATAAACCAAAGTAAAGATGCTTTTGCTAAAGACCTAGAGGGGTACGTTCACGAATTGCTTCACGATTCTCTTAACTCTTACGTAACCGAACAAGGGGATTTAGAGGAGTGGAAGAATAATTCCTCAAGAGTAAATGATGAAGTTCTTAAGAAACTTAACGAATATTTAAAGTACTTAAGAGACTCTAAAGAGTAGGAGATATTTATAAGCAACTTTTATTGCTCATATTATGTCTGCGTCAAAGCAACTTGAACTACTTGAAACAATTGTTTTAGAACTCCATACTCTAAAAGCTAAGATGCCCAACGGCGAGCTTAAAGCAATGGCACGTGATATTGAAGACCTTAAAACATCATACCACGATATTAAAGACAACATTTCAGATATAAAATTTACATTACTGAACCCCGAAGACGGTGTTATAGTAAAGGTAAACAAAGTATCGGAGTGGAGGCAGGCTAAAGAGAAGAAAAGCGAGGAATACGAAAATGCTTTGCAAGAGGTTAGGGATCTTATGAAATGGAAGGAAGGAGCTTCTAAAGCTCTTTGGATTATTTTTACCGCCATAGTAGGTCTTTCATTTAACGTATTTTTCATGTAATGCTACTTACTGAGCATAAGGTTATACCAACTCTTACTGAAGGTTTATATCATCATATAAACAACAAAAGACCCTTATACGAGAATATCTATAGACCAGGATCTCAGGCATATTTTTCAACCATTAAGCAAGCCAGACTGCTTGCAAAGACTGGAATACTAACTGAGCTATGTGAGGAGGATAAAGAGCTTTTATTTGAAACTGAAGTAGGTGAATTTGAACTATTCGAAGGTAGACAGGTACCCATAGATTATCCTCTCCTTGAAGAAGAACTCGATGAAGCAAAGCACCAGGGTAAGGATGTAGAGTTGAATAAACCTAAAAGAGGTGGTAGTAAAAAATTTTACGTTTATGTAAGAAAACCAGGTGGAGGAATTAAAAAGGTTAGCTTTGGAGATACTACGGGATTAAAAGCTAAAATAAATAATCCTCAAGCTAGAAAAGCTTTTGCAGCTAGACATAAATGCTCTCAGAAAAAAGATAAAACTAAAGCAAGTTACTGGTCATGCAGACTACCAAGATATGCTAAGCTTTTAGGTCTTAAGTCAAATTTCGGTGGATTCTGGTAAAAGACCATATACCGATTTAGAAGTTACTTCAACTTATAAGGTTAGGGAGTTTTCCGACGACGTAGAGGAAAAAGAGCTTTACTGGCATAGAGATGATGAAGACAGGACTATAGAGGTACTAGAGGTAGGAACCAATTGGAAGTTCCAAAGAGATAATTTTTTACCGGAACCTCTATTACAAAATACTAATATATTTATAGAAAGAAACGAGTGGCATCGTGTCTTAAAAGGTTCTGGAAAATTACTATTAAAGATATATCTCGATGGCGAAAAGTAAATCACAGAGTACTTCAGTTTTTCTTAAAAAAGAACATAAAAAAAGAGCTGGCGTTCATAGTAAGTGCAAAAGCTCAAACATTAAAAGCAGTGTTAACTACCGCAAAAAATACCGTGGACAAGGAAGATAAAATTTCTTCAGACCCACTAGCTTTTGTGCAGGAATTGATAGATGAAAATCTACGAGACTGGTTTAAGAAAGAGAAATGGGTTAACATTTCAACCTCAGGAAAGATAACAGGTCCGTGCGGTACTTCTAAGAATAAAAAGAACCCGGACCGTTGCTTACCTAAAGCAAAAGCACAATCACTGAGCAAGAGCGAAAGAGCTGCTACAGCTAGGAAAAAGAAAGCAGCAGGAGCTAAAGGCCAGCAAGTAGTACCTAATACTAAGAAAGCAAAAGTAAAAAAAGAAAACGTAGCACCCAATCATGACGGTAAAGCAGCTCCATACGGTTCAGGGTATAAAGTAACAAAAGAGGAACTTATTAGAATAGTTAATGAAGTTCTTTCGGAAAAAAAGTATAAGAAAAAAGATGATCGCTGTATTAGGAGAGCGAAACAAGAATACGATACATGGCCCTCAGCTCTTGCTTCAGGAGCAGTTGTTAGGTGTAGAAGAGGTGAAATTTGGAAAAAATAAAAAATGAAATTAGCAAAAATTCTATTAGAAAAAACTAATCCGGAGGATAGAGTTACTCTAGATATCCCTTTATTTATCAGATTACTGGAATATGCAAGAGAGGATGCTAAAGAGGATGTCGATCTACACTACTTAGCTGATAATGCAATCAGACTCTCAGCTGAAGGTAAAACCTTAAGTATGAATCATTATAACGATATAGTTTCAAAAAATATCAAAAAGATCAAATAAAAACAAAATGATGAAACTATTAAACCTCCTTTCCGAAGCAAAAAAAGCAAATGAAACTTTCGAGGAATTTGCTTCCACAAGAGGTGAAGGTGCTGCTAAGATAGCGTCAACAGCCCATGAAAAGGGCGGGCTAGCTCTTTTGACTTGGCACCACTTTAAGGTCAAAGCTCCATACTACAAAAAGGCAACTGCCGGCAAGTTTGATGAAGAAGCTGCTAAAAAAGAATTTGAGAGTACCTTAAAGGGTATATCACTAGGTATGACTGCTATTGAATTCCAAAGAGAGGTAGGCCGGCTAGAGGTGCTAGGGGAGCTGCTGATTAGAGAAAAAAAATAAGAAGTATTATGAAACTCTCAAGACTTATAAACGAAGCGGAGGTTAAATGTCCTCCTGCAACACAGGACATCGATCTCAATCTCAAGAACAGACAGAAAGCCATTGACGAATACGGATACGGCCCTGCTGACCCCTCCCAAAAGAACGAAAAGTTCTGGAAGAAAAAGATGGATATGTGGCAGGTCGATACTGCTGAAGAGCTGAAAAAAATGGTATGCGGTACTTGTGCTGCTTTCGATATCACGACTAAGACTCTAGACTGTATTGCAAAGGGTATCGGATCGGACATGGGTTCGGAAGATCCTTACGATGTAATTGATGCCGGTGAGTTAGGTTACTGTAGATTTCTAAAGTTTAAATGCGCAGCCTCTAGAACTTGCGATGCTTGGGTAACAGGTGGTCCTATTAAAGATAAAGAGTAATGAAAACATGCCTTGAAACCTTCAATAATCATTTCGGAACTAACTACAAATTTACCGAAGTCAATGAGCATTTAGCATATGCTGATCTTTTAGATTTAGGAGAACTTGATTTAATTATAGATCAAGCTAAGCTTTATGCTTACCATACTAAAAAGCTAGAAGGAACCATATTTGAGGTAGTTTACAGGTTTACAGGAGGGCACTTCTCAACCGCTATAGTAGGGAGATCATTAGATGGAGAATTTAAACCTTTTACTTTGCAGTCATTTCCCGAAGATCTTACCATTATACCAGATAACGTTTTAGATAAATTGAACTCTGATATAAGCCATGGTATTTGAGTACAGTGATTTTAAAGTTTTAAAAGATATAAAAATTGAAGCTCCTCTTACAAACGAAGAGCTTTTACTTTTAGTTGATATTGAAAATGTAGATCGAGTAGGGTTTGACCTTACAACTTTAGAGCAAGCCTATTATAAGGCTAATGGTATTGATTTAAATACTAAACTATTATTTTCAAAAGATAGCTATAAAAGTTCCTGGGATACCGTCTTTAGTAAATGGATTCTCAACAGTAAAATATCCGATAATCTATATATCGATCATTCAGGACTGTATGGAATATATCCATTCGAAGGAAGAGCTAGGGAGCAGATAAAGAAGTTTATTCCTCAAAGGAACGAACTGGCCAAGCTTTTAAATTTAAAGGGGAAAGTAGGGTATGATGTTTGTATTGATTATATCAAAGGAGAAAAAGTAATTGAGGTTTTACATTTAGAACATGACTACGGTATTGAGGAATACGACCTTTTTATGACAAATAAAGAAAGGTTAGAAAATAACCTTCCTGAATATGAATGGGAAGAGGTTATCGAAAAGTTAATGAATACTATTTACTTAAAGAGTAGTGATTCAATTGAATTAAGCAATTATAAAGCTAGCTTATTTGGATTTCATAAAGCCTTCAGATACTATAACAGAATATGACTATAAGCGAGCTTTCCTTACTAATAGATGAGATAATCTCGGAAACCATTAAGAAGGTAGATGGCAAGTATGTTGTATACCCAAAAAAAGGAGGTGATAGACTAGGAACTCATCCTTCTAAAGAAAAAGCTTTAGCTCAGTTAAGAGCTATTGAAGCTAATAGAGATGAATCCATAAGTGAAATTAAGGATGACGAGGTTAGATATTGGGCAATGCATGCTGATTTATTCGATCTTTTAAAAAAAGTACCTCACCGCTATTCCGAGCTATCAGCTAAGCTAGATGGAGAGAGAAGAAAAGCTTTAGATTATTTTTATGGTACTTATTTTCAAGGCAGAAATACAGTTGCTGAAAATGATCATAAACCTATGAACCCAGGCATCCTTAAAAAGAGATTGGGAAAGCTTTCCTGCAGTAAGGTTAGGGCTGAAAAAAGCAAGTTAAAAGACAAAGGGACTACCTATGCTAAGGCACTTCAAAGGTACCTTAACTATCACTGCCAGTGATCTATTTATTATAAACATTATAAAAAATGGCAAAAGTAGCTAACTCAGGAGGACTCTTTTTAACAGGCAGTCAAGCGATAACCGGTAGCTTCACCGGACTTACGGTTATGAGTACAACTAATATAGGTAATATTACTTTCGGAGAAGGCGGACCTCAAGGACCTATACAAGGTATTCCTGCAGGGACTACATTAGACGTTCTTATTCGTGATATTAGAATAACAGGATCCGTATTATTGTATACCTAATATGAATAATCTAGAAAACACTCAATTAGGAGATAATCCTAAGTACTATATCGAGGTAACGGCTCAAGACCGTAATAGAGCAGCTGAGGTTTTCAACCGAGAAGCACAACTCCAGCTTTATATTGATAAGGAAGCAAGCCACAGGTATGTAAGCGATGATTTGAATATGATGATCACCTTCTTGCAAAGGCTAGCTGACGGTCATGTAGAACTAAGTGATTCTAACGTAGGTGAATACATGGATGATATGGAAGCCGATTTTGAGTTAGAAGAAAAAAAAGGTAAAGATATGGATGGCGATAGTGATATCGATTCCGACGATTATCTCCTAACAAAAGACCAAGCAATAAAAAAAGCGATGAAAGGAAAAAAAATTAAAAAATCACAACTCAAAGAGCTTGTTAAAAGAGCAATCTCCGAACAACCCATGGGTATGGGAGGTCAAGTTAAAGGAGCCGTCCAACTTCCTAAAACTTCCAACCCGGCTGATATTAAAAGGTTAACTAATATGGGGGTTGATGTAAAATTAGCAGAGCTTGAGTTAAAGCACTTTGACTACACCGATGAAGAGGGAAAGATGGCTAAGAGTGATCTGCTAAAGATATCTAAGTATGCTATAAAGCTTTTCAATATGCTTGATAACCAAACTCAACTAGAGGGATGGGTGCAAGCAAAACTTACTAAAGCATCAGACTACCTATCTTCAGTATTCCATTACCTAGAAGGAGAAGAAATTTTAGGAGAAGTAAGCCCAGAATACAAACCTAACACACCAGCTCCGGAAGTAGGAGATCTGGTAGGAAATACAGTTCAAGGATTTGATCATAAAGTACTTGCTATTCAAGGAGACCATTATATAGTACAGAATACTATTACCGGAAAGAAGATGAAAACCTTCCGTGATAATATGCACAAACCCACAACTATGAAAGAAGGTCTTGGTAATGATATTATGACCCTTCAGGAATTTCTTATTCAACTGAACCAGACTCTTGCTTACGAAAAACGTGAGGGAGGCGGTAAAGACCTAAAGCAGATTGCTTTTTTAGAGGATTGGATTGAAGATACTAGAGCAAAGCTCAAAGAAAAGATTGCACAACACAAGCAGGGTATGAACGAAGCTAGCGTTCCTGACAATATAATGAAGTTTGCAAAAAAAAAAGGAATTACTCCCCTAGTTAATAAAGTTGCAAGCTGGGCTGAGAGATTAGGAGCTAGAATAACAGGAGGAACTGCTATTGGTAAAAACTACGATACTCTAGTATTAGATATGGGTTACCAAACCGCTGATATCTACATCGATATTGAGGATCTAGCTATTTCCCTATACGGGCAACCGGCTAATAGTTTTGAAGAGTTCAAGGAAGTTTATATGGATCAAATGACTGCCGACGAAATAGATAAAGATCAAAGTCAATTCCGCAGAGAAACAGGCTTAGAAGAGGCTTACGACGGAATGTACTTTGTAAGAGTAAGTCCTGAGACTTTTAAAAGAGCAGTAGATGTAGTAAATAGAAACTATCCTAAAGCTAACATAACTATTGAAAGCCCAGACACTTTCAGAACCAAAGACATCCAGACAGCTGAAGACCTTATTATGGATTTCGGAGTAAACGATATAGAGCTAGTTCAAGATAATCTAAACGATTTTGGAGACTCGCAAGAAATGTTCGACGATATTGAAAATTATCAAGAGAACCCTGGTATGTACGAGAATAAGTCTACTTGCTGTATGAGATGTGGACGTAAGCATGTAAAGGGTACTTCATGCCCAAAACCCTACTTAAGTAAAAGCAATCCTAGGCACTGTAAAAACAGAAAATAATGAAAAGATCGAAACTACTTGAACTTATTGAACTTACTATAAGGGAAAAAACCGAAAACCCTCAAGTAGATAAGATCTACAATGCCCTAGTAGGTATCAACCCCAACTACCCTCAACTTGCTAAAGCTCTAGCTAAATTCCTCTCACCCGGTACCCCTGAATCACCGGGCTTTACAAAGGATCAAGCAAGCGACTTCATGAGAATCTTACAAAACGAATTAACCTCACAAGATGAAAATAAAACTAAGTAAACTAAAGAGCTTAGTAACTCAGGCTTTAGGCGAGTTTGGTGCTGAAGAAATCCCAGGTACTGAGATGGACGGCGCTATGCTACCTGAAGCTGAAGAAGAGCTAACTGCTAAGTTCCCTGAATTAGAGAGAACTCTTGAAAAGCTCATGACAAATGACTTTAAGACCTTTATAAAAACTATAGATTATGTAGCTCCCAGACCTACTATGTTTAGGGTTATTTTAAATAACGATCAAACATTTTTTCTAAAGTGGATGGGGGATTACTTTCAAGCTCAAATAGAAGGAGTAAGGTATGAGCTCAATAACCGAGCTCAACTAGATCAAGCCCTTGATACTTTAGGCGATCTATTTAAATATGGACCAGTACCTGCTGATCAATCTCAGCAAATAACCCCTCCAGGTGAAGGACCTACAGGAGGAGTAACAGCCGGAGGAGTGGGCGTTCCTACTCAGATACCAACAGGAGATGAAGAAGAAACACCTGCTGAAGATGAAGAAGCAGATGCAATAGCAGCTATTCCTACCGCCTAGTAGTTGGTAGTTTGAAAAATATACGTTATATTATATCATTATAAAAAACCCGTATGCAGACAAAAGTCATTTCGTCTGAAGTTCTAGGAAGAATAGTAACCGTAGACCAGTTACTAGTTATCTACAATATCTCTCTTGAGGATTGGGAAATAGAACGTCAGATAGTCAACACCTGGGAGGTAGGAGCTAAAGGTCCGGATGATAAAATAGTAACTACTCCATTATTTCAGGTCAAGATCTGGCTTAGGAGTAGAAAGGAGATTAAAGATCTACAAGCTATTCGTGAGGAGTTTATTGAAGATCTAAAGCTACTCTCACCTTTATCGAAAAAAATTAACTACTCTACTGACTTAGTAGAATCACCTAAACTGTTAGAAGTTAATATTTTCGATCTTCACTTAGGTAAGATTGCATGGGAGCAAGAAGTGGGAGCTAACTACGATCTCAAGATAGCCACTCAAAGGTTTAGTGATTGCATAGATCATTTTATTCAAGCATCAAAAGGCTATCAAATAGAGCGAGTAGTAATCCCTATAGGAAACGATTTCTTTAATTCTGATAGATCTCATCCCTATAACTCAACCACCGCCGGTACCCCGCAAGAAGAAGATACTAGATGGCAGAAGACCTTTAGAACCGGAAGACAGCTTATAATCGAAAACGTACAAAAGCTAACCCAAATAGCTCCGGTAGATATAGTTATAATACCAGGGAATCACGACTTTGAAAAAACATTCTTCCTAGGAGATTCTTTAGAAGGTTGGTTCTTTAATAACGAAAACGTTACCGTTAACAACTCTCCTAATCCTAGAAAATACTACAAGTACGGTAAAGTCCTTTTAGGATATACTCATGGAGATAAAGAGAAAATGAACGATCTTCCGCTTATTATGGCGCAAGAAGTGCCGTCTGAATGGGCTACTACTCTTTATAGAGAATTTCACTTAGGGCATTTCCACCATAAGAGAGAGATAAAATATAAGTCTACCGAGGAATACCAAGGAGTCATAGTTAGAATTATGAGCTCGTTATCTGGTACAGATGCATGGCATCATAGCAAAGGATATATAAGTGCTAAAAAATCAGCTGAAGCACTAATCTGGGATCCTGAAAAGGGCCTTGAATCGCAACTTTACTATAACACCATATAACTATTTATTACTAAAAATGAACTTATTAGATTTAATGGCTGAATTTCTTATCGTAGAAGATGCTAGAAAAATTATTCAGAAATATAATTTGGGTAAAGGTTCTAGAGTAAAATTTAAAAATGACGATAGGGTTTACTATATTGATAATGTAGCTGGAGATGGAATTACAGCATTTGTAATCCACGAACCTACTCAACAGAAATTTAGAAAGCAAATCTTTAAGCTTACCCAAGTAGATGGAAAAACCGTAGAACATGAATAAACTAGACCTAGCGACGATAATAAAGATTGCAATACCGGGACTTATTGTCTTTGCTTTAATTATGTTTATGAGCGGATCCTTCA